TTCGACATAAGTGCAGATCATATCAATCCGCATGTCATTAGCATAACAATCATTCAGGCTATCATACCAGAAATCAATGTTATCTTCGACGATTGTGTGAGGATTGTTGTACGTGACTGCGTACTTGTGAAGAGTAGGTGATAAACTCATCCTATGTTCTCGTAAACAGCAGCATCATTAGATACATAAGAAGCAACACGCATGTACATGTTACCTATCTTGCCTGTGATACTTTCCATCTTTGATACGTCACCATGTGTGTCAAGTTGTATGTACTTGTCCCTGAGACTAGTCGTTAACTTGAACACGGTTGGTTGTGCGTAGCGTGTGTCCGTGTGGATCATCAGATAACCTCCCGAATGTCAATGGTAGCATGTGGTCTCCATTCAGACCACTCATCTAACGCATCGTCTGCGTCCTTGATGTCGTGATAGTATCCGAGCGATTGCTCAAACCCATCGTCCGTGAGTTGATAAACTTGGTACACGTTAAGTGTGTGCCCCGCTCAGTGCGTGGGCAATACCTGGGCAAGGGTTCGCACCTTGCCACCCGCTTGAACGGATCAGGCTGCGTCGTAGGCAGCGTCTACCTTGCTGTGGCAGAACGTCTCAACGATGACCCATACGGCCTTCTCTTTGATCTCCTGCATAGTGTAGAACTCGTCTGTGTCCACGAGATCATGGAACCTGTACCCGAGGCCGTCTAACTCTAACTCGATCTCGTCCTCGTGCTTGTCAAAGAACTCGCAAAGCTCGGTTGAGTAGATGAAACCAGAGACACCAGCAGCGCAGCCATACTCGGCTACGTCCTTGATCTCGTCCATGTCATCGAAGCGATCACATAGCGCATTGTAAAGATCAGTCATGATGTGTGTATGCAAAGTGTACATGTTGACACATAAGTGTCAGGCTCATGCCAGGGATTGCACCTGGCGACGGGCTATGATCCCGTGAGCATCAAGCGTAGCTAGGCAGGATGGCGTAGCTGGTCCGTGTAACGTCGAGCAGGTTACGGTTAACCCAGAACCCTAGGCTCATGTTTGGGTTTGCCATGAGGTTAGCAATGGCACGACGGGACACGTTCTTGTACTCGTACATGTGTCCCTGCTTGAAGGACACAACAGCAACGCCGCGAAGCAGGTCAACGTGGACGAACTGCACAGCAGCAGAGGTACGAGTTGCGGAATAAGTGAACATGAAATGAAAGCAATGTGAACAATGGCTACGACCTTGAAGGTGTAGCAAAGCCTGGTCAGGGACTCGAACCCTGGTGCACGCCGATGCATGTCAGGCACCCATGAGCATACTTGTAACGCGGCTGTGGGTCGCCGCAATGTAACAAAGATTCACATACCCTAGCCGGCCAACTGGTCAAGCACCTCTAGGTCCTACGGTCTGCTGCAGATGACTGCACCTCGCCGTCGCAACGGAGTATTAAGTTGTCAAGGTTCGGTGAGGCAGTGAGTGGTGATTGAAGATCGAGACTCTCCTCCCCCTTAACAGGGAGAGTCGAGATCAAGATCGTCAACCACTCATCTGGATCTGATGATAGCCCCTCTTGCTCCCCATTTGTGGTGGACAGTTGGATAAAGTGGCACAACACACCATCAGATCCCAGTCATACCAAGGGTTATTATCTTTGCTTATCAGTGTTGATCTGATTGATAACCGTAGGTTAACCGGGCCGACAGATCGCGCGAGATTGATACCCGCGTGTCGTGTGCGGGCGCGGTAGTTAGATCCTGCGCGTGTTGTCACCAAGTCACACTACGGCTTCCCAGTTAGCCCGGTTAAGTACAGCAAAATACTGGGCTAAACCGGTTGCTATGACTGGGGAGTCGCCGTTTTTTCTGCATTACGCGACCCCTACCGGGGGGTACTCGCGACCTGCTACTACGCTAATAGGCTTCAGACATTTATGTCATTTTTTAAGAGCTTCTTTCTCAGCATGATATGGTTCATGCAGTACAAACTGGATGTAATCATCAACATATGCCGGCATATACTCCCAGACACGTATGCATTGACCTGCATTAAACCAGTTTGACGTACATACCATCCACATACCTACAACATAACTAATTATTGTCATAAGTAAGTATCCAATAAATAACGTACGACACCCCTATAAGCAAGATAACAAGCATCCATATAACGGACCAAACAATCATAATGCTGCGTAAACCTGTGGATAACACTGTTGAATCAAATCACGACATTGTTGTGCAATCTCTTGATGTTCAACCTGTGTACCGTTAGCGCATCTTAACCCAGTATAATGCAGCCAGGACCGCAACGTACCGTTCATGTACAGCCTTGTAGGCGTGCTTAGGGGTAAAACCTCACGAGCACACTCTTTAGCGACTCCAGCGGCCAGCATCTCGTTATAGAGCGTATAGGCCATATCATATACTTGACTTGCTTTTATTTGAAAGTCTTGTTGTGTATAAGGATCTATGTCATCAATACTATTTTGTCTGTTTTTATTGTCTTGACGTCTGATGTTAAGGGTGTTAGGTTTGTCGGTTACCCCAGCATAACGCTGTGAAAACTCTTGAAAGCTGAATGATCTGTGACGCAGTATTTGTGCTGCGATAGACCGTGTGGTATTAATCTCTACACACATGTTAACCATTTCAAATGGTGACCAATGTTGGTGTTTAATGAGATACTTAATTAACTTAGCACTGGTCTCAGTGTTGTTTTGGTTGTTAGGATTAGATACCCGTGCCATATACGACACAAGGTCATCACCATCGTGGGTGTAATGAATGAGTTTAACGGTGGACATACAGTAGTAAGGGTGTTTTAGTAGTCACTGTTTTTATTACAAAAATAAAAGATATTGTCTCAGTAATCTAGTTACTGCGGTGGTCTTAGTAAAAGGGACTCCGAAGAGTCCCCAGTACAGGAGGTCCACCCTTCCCCCTGTATAAGGCAGGGTTTGCACTAAACCCAGTTCTCAACACCGTTTTGAGCTTCGCCTCTTGACTGTCGTCTTTGGTCCATATCCAAGTTTAAAACCATGTGATTTGCAAAACAGTCAAGGTCGTCTTCCCAATGTGTAATGATGTCTTGCCAATCTCTTTGACGTCTTGTAACTATTTCTTGTTGTGCAGAAATACTTAGTGCATCAATAAAATATTGTACACCTTGTGCAAGAGCGTCAATGCGGTCGTCATGTCTAACCGCACCTTTTTCACGACACATACGGCTCATTTGATAGAACAGCATGTATTCTAAACGTTTTTCAGGTGCTGTGTCTGGGTTAGACGCATAGTCCCATTCGATAACAGACTTATCGACCACCAGACGGTGCTGGTTAAGCACAGGTTCTAGTGTGTCAATAATACGGTCTTCTTTACGAACGTTAGCCCGTGTTTCTTCTACGTTTAGTGTTTGTTTAGTTTGTGCAATGTGTTTTTTAAACAGTTCTGCTACAATACCGTCACCAAAGTTAGATTCAATAAGAAGTGTCGTAACGTTATATTTACGACAACCTTTTAGAATGTCCAAAAGCGTAGTGTCTGAGTATCCTTCCTTGTAAGCACGCATCTCGTGCAAGTACAGAACACCGTTTCGTTGGGATAAATAAGCTGCTGTTGTCTCATCCGATCCACGGCCCGACGGGTCAACAGAGCATATTGTTTCGCTGTAAACATCCCACTCTCCTTGTAACCGCATTGGAGAGTAGAAATAATCTCCAGGGAGTCCGACAGTGGGGAGTTCCTTGATACAATTTGCGGGGTCTGAGCACCAGATGACGGACTCAGGAGCAGAGGTAGGGTTAACGCTAGTGACAATAAGGTCAGCGTTTTTAAGGGGGAATTTTTCTGCGTCAGATAAGCTCGTGTCGAGCATAAACTGAAGCATGAAGTTACTGCGTCCCATGGACGCTTCACGTTCAAGTAGGTCATCAGAACTAAATCGGTCAGGGTCAGTTACATCCCAGGGTACTGCTCCGTTGTCAATGTCAGCTTGTAGCTGAGGAGCTATGATACCCTCATAGTTAGCCATTTTACGAGGTACCCTCGCAGGCCATACAAAGGGCTTGTAGTTGCGTTCTGCAAGCTTTTTGTACACTGTGAATGTGGTTTGGGGTGTACCCAGGTACATAATACGGGAATCATTTTTAGGTGTCAAGATAGATTCAGCTTCAGTACATAATTGTAAAAGCTTACCCCGCATCATTTCTGTCATTGAGTTACCAGGTACTTCGATGTCGTCAAGGATCATTAGATCCGCACGACTACCAGTCAACTGTCCGGTGATACCGACTGACTTAACAGAAGGTGCTTGGCTTGGTGAGCAGTTGACATCAAAACTAATACGTGACCACCGTGCATCGTCAGACTTAGGTTGTAAGTGGCAAAGCCAAGGTGTTTCAATAATTAGTTTTTGTAAGAAAATAGACATGTTATCGGCTCTCTCTTTAGAGGCCGAGATGATCATGATTTTCTTTTCAGGGTTATTAAAAAGCGTCCACAGAACAAAGGCTCCTGTAATCCAGCTTTTTCCCACTCCACGGAAAGCCTGAATTTGAAGACGCTTAGGTCCAGACTGAAGATATTCTGCGATTGCATATTGTGCTTTTGTTGGTTCGGGTAGATCTAGCTGTTGCCACAGTGCTTGTAGAAACAGTTTAAAATCGTCTTGTAGGGCGGTTAGGACGTTGGTCATCTGGTCATCTAGTCATTAATATCAGTGGTCGAGGAACCCAGGTTTTTGGTTTTCTAGAACCCTCTTTGTGAGTATTGTTCTATAGGTACAAAACCGAGTTGTTGCGAAGGTGACATAACCATTTCATCTTCCATAGGTGCTGCTAAAAACCCAACACCAGCAAACCGTTTACCTACAGAACGCATTATGTCTGCAGCGTTACCACTTACAGCAACACGCATACTTGCACGTTGTTGTAAACTAGCTAGGCTTGAGTCAATATCCATACCAGGTTCAACAGTAACACCAGGTTGTCTTGACACAGGTTGGAATTTGTTGTGGTATTTATTATCCACTACACGCGGATAACCAGATACTTCGTCAACATCTACAACATACTGGTCACCAAACATACGAGCTGTTTTTTGTTCTAGAGTATCTTTAAATGACTTAAAATTAGGATCAGAGATGCTCATAAATTCGTTAGTGCCGCCCGATGCAAGTCGAACGTCATGTTCAGCAATGCTAGGACGTCCACCAGAGGCATGTTGGTGCAGAGTAGATCCGGTTTGTTGACGTGCTTGCCGCCTAACCCTACGTACAGCCATTGCCTCTTCTGATGTCTTAGGTGTTTCGGCAGCAACTCTACGAGTCTGAGACTCAGAGCTTTTACCTTTGTAAGACACTCGAACTGGCTCACCTTTTCTGTGACGTGTTTTTAACGCAGGACCAGAATAGTTAGCATCTTTTCTGTAGTCAGCTAAATTTTTACCAGGGTTGTCGGTTAGCCATTGTTCGGCGTTTCTAAAAAGCTCTGAGCCTTCCATTAGTTAATATGTGATAAAATAAGAGACTCCCGTAGGAGATTATGTCCAAATTGTTCTCTCATCCAAGAGAGCCAGTGGTTACTTCCTTTGTCCTGATTGCAACAGGTACAGGCCGGGACAACATTCGATGTAATGTCTCTGCCGCCCAAACTGCGAGGATGAACGTGATCAATAGTAAGTTCATGTAATTCATAGGTTTTTCCGCAATACACACATGTGCATCCAAAGTGTTCTTTGATGCTGCGCCTCCAAAGGCGCTTGGCTTCGGGAGACGTCATGGTGATTAGGTTGTAAAGGTAATGATCAGGGGTAGGAAGTAAAGGGGTCATGCTTTAGATCGGTTTCGGGCGCGGTTCTTTTTGGCTTTTTCTAGGAAAGTGCTACCATCTTTACGATGGGAAACATCTTTACCGTCACCATTGCCATAAGTTCCACGCTGTCTGTTTTCAGCTTTTAACTTAACTCGTCGGTTAACTTCTTTTTTCTTTTTATTGTACTTACGCTGATAAGCACGTTTTACCATAAGGGATCTCCGGTTGCCAGCGTAATGTGCAGATGATTTACCGGATTGTTGAGCCATAAAGACGTCTTTGTACCATTTCAGGGTCAATTTCTGGCATAACGTTTGCCAGTTTAGATAGTGGGTTACCGTCGTAGGCAACACCACTGATATCGTTAACCTTTAGCCAATCACATGCTGCTTTTAGGTCTTGAGTAGTAGCTTCACCCGATTTAATTCGGGCAAGAAACTCCTTTGTAATGAGGTTGTGTAGTTCGTTAAACTGATCCTCTGTTGCTTTTTTTTTAGTCATTAGACGTTATAGCCTTTTCGTTGTCCAGCTAAACGTGCTTGTTTAACAGTAGGAGCGTAACCAAGACCAGGGTAATATTTAACGTTAGTCTTGTTAGCAGGTTTTTTTGGATTGCGAATGCTAGGTGCATTCTTTGGAAAGTTTGGCATTTTAGGAGTTCCTAAGTACAATTTGGTCTAGTTTTCCTTCAATACGTATCATATGATCTTCCATACGGTCAATCATTGACTTGAGTTCTGTTTTAGAAACGTAATCCTGAGCAACAGTCAGTTCTACGTGGTCGATACGACGATCAAGGCTACTGATACGTTCATGTACGTTATTAATTCGTTGGTGTAGTCTGTTGTTCAGTGTTGCTCCCGCTGCTACTACTGCTATCGAGAGACTTACTATCGCTTCTATCATTTAATGATACGATTGGTATAATGTCATGACACAACACTTCTACACGGCTACCGGGTCTAAAAGTAAAACCGGCTTTCATAATCTCCGTACATTTCAGTGCACGAACCATCTCGTAGTTTAACCGCATCTTCTGTTCGTGTCGTTTAGCAATCTGTTTGCACTGCTCAATCATGCCACCATCAAGTGGAATCATAAAGTTGATCTGTGCTCCGTAGTTGTTAGACCGAACGTAGCCGTCAGATTCCATAGGGATCGTGTCGTTGCCCATATAAAACGGGCTAAACGTCATTGTTGATCCATTACAAGAACTGTTGGCTCCAAAGTATTGTCGTGATGGTGCTCCATTGTTCTGGAACTGCACAGCCTGATTCGTAACATTTCCCGTTGCGGCTGCTACGGGGTTAGATGTATTTTGTACTTCAGGTTCTGCAAATGCAGGTGTTACTGCGAGAAGATAGAAAGCGATGTAGTAGTAGAAGTTTGGTCGATGCTTTCTGTGATATCGATTGTTTCCACTACGCCCGCTGATCGTGTTGTCAGCTCTAGAGTCCAAGGATCTCCAGCCGTAGTTACAGAAAATGTTGTACTTTCTCCAGCGATATCGGAACTGGGTGTAACGTTTGAACCACTCCATGATGAATAATCACCACCCATAACTTCTTGTTCGATAGTTCTTTCAATGTCAACCGTGGTGGTGGTAGTCGATTGCATTGACCCCTGGGTAAACTGTGGGGTTACAGTTTGTGCTGAAACTGGAGCAGCCAACAGCAGCAACAAAAGTAGCTTTTTCATTCTTCCTTTTTTTTAATGTCAGGTGATTTGGAATTCTGTTTACTGTTAGATGTAGTTAATCCGAACGTAGCTAAGGCTCCAGTAAAAACACTGGCAACAAATGTTATATCACCACCACTTTGACCTTTTTTGATCATGGGCAGTTCGACATAGTTAAGGGTAATAATAAAACCACTCCAAATAACTACACCTAAACGGACAAATGTACCGAGAACTTGTAATTCATCTTCTGTGTTTTCTTTAACTTTAACTAGGAACCCTTTCTTTTTTTGTTCGTTGTTATCTTGGTCCATGCTTGTTTAAGAATGGGTTTCATGGCAGTTACAGTCCATTTAAAGACTGCTGTTGCTGTAAGGGTGGCTGCAACAGACACGGTGGCAGTAGTACCAGCCGTGACAAGTATTTCGTTAGACGGGAGAGGCATCGTGACATCCGTAAATGGAATGTCTATCTCTCGTGTGTCTTTAGGTATTGGTATGTTCGGTATTTTAACCGGAGGTGGTTTAGGTTTTGGTTTCTCTTTGTCGGACTCTGTAGTTCCTTTAACTCCCGGAGGTGGCCGAAGGTCGCTAGGAGGCACCACAAGCGGTCTGTATGAAGGCAAATCCGCTCGTGGGACATCTAGTACCGGACGGGGTAGAAGAAGGGGCTCAGGGAGCCGTATATACGGAAGTACAGGAGGCTCACCTAAGTCCATTACTTGCTAGGGAATAGTCCGTTGCGGATAAACTCCACAGCTTTATCATCTACATCGTTATCAGTAGACTCAGCCAATTTGGTCAGCATATCTACGATGAGTAGCTTGACCTTTGGAGATTGAAGAAAAGAAAAGAGAATTGGACGGATAAGTGTAATCATGATTAGCTCCAGGGTGTACCGCTGGCTTTGGTTGGTGTTTTTTGTTCGTCGAGTTGTGCCTGCAATGCAGCTTCAACTTCAGTTACTTTTTCAGCAGTTAGCTGTGATTTAACCCAGCCGACCACTACTTCTTCAGTAAGGTCTGCATAAGGTGTCAATGTTTCTGGACGTTCAAGACCGATAGAACCGTATGCACCGCTGGAATAGGTGCCGTCATTAGCACTTACCGTATAATGAACAGTAAAAACAAAACCGTCTGCGGTTTCACGCTCAAGTTGTGCAATAGACCAGGTGTTAGTTGTAGCCATGTTTAATAAATAAGTGTTTTGTTTGTTATAAGCCCCACGTTGCCATGGGGCGGTTTGCTATCCAGCCTCAAGAGCTGCAACTTTGGTTTCTAGGGTTTCAATAGCTGTTTGTTGACGTTTGATAAGGCTTAGCAAGTGAGGCACAAACCGATCATATTGAACGCTTTCAACGACTTGATCGCCGTTTTCATCCACTCCAAAATGACACAACCGAGGATCAATTTGCTCTACTTCTTCGGCAATAAATCCCCAGTGACCCCAATCAGGATTATCATTAGCGCATTTTGACTTATACCAAACCGGGCGGCATTCAAGGATCGCGTCAGCGTATGCGTCTTGTAGAGTTTCTACGTCTTTCTTATATTTGATGGACGACGTGGATCTGTGCAAGATGTAATTTGTTGGATGCACATATACATTTGCAGCGCCTGAAGATGTAGTGTCGTAGATACCTTGTGCGCTAATTTCCCCCGAGCTATTGATTCTCATCCGCTCCGTAGGGCTCGACGCACCATCGGCTGTAGTTCTAAAAAGTAAGCGGCCTGGCATGTCATCAGAGCCAGGAGTGCCATCTACTTCTCCTATAATTTCTGCTCCAAGGCTATTAAAATCAGTCCCATCGTGTCCGTGAAAACGAATTTTACCAAGTTCGTCACCATTAGCAAGTGACTGATTTGAAGCTTCGCTACCTCTTGCATGAGCAAGGATTATCGATGGACCAGAAGTACCTGACTCAAAGCGAGTCTGTCTAATAGAACTCGTTGCAAAACCAGTACCAGAGACTTGAAATCTTGAATCTGTTGGGGTAGTTTGAGCACTAGACGTCCCCACCAACAGCCTGCCCGAGCTGTCGATTCGCATCCGCTCGGCTGGTGAGTTATTGCCAGTGAAAAACTGCATCTCGGCGTTATGACTAGAATTGCCACTAAATGCTTTTAACTTGAAAGCATCACCAGAAGCTTCAATAGATCCAAAACGTGGGTTATTGCCTGCTTGGGTTAGTTTTACGACCCCCGAGCTGTCGATTCGCATCCGCTCCGTCTGAGAACTCGCACCATCCGCAGTTGTGAAGAATGTGAGGCGACCTGGGAAATCATTGCTGCCAGGGGCTGCATCAGCAGAACCTTTCACAGAGGCAAAAGTGCCACCAGTGTTGTCGCTAAATATAAGTTCTCCCAAGGTGTCACCAGATGACATTGCAGTTGCTGCTTCATCTCGTGCAATAGAAATAATTGCACCGCCAGGACTTCCACCTGCATAGCCAGCAACAAAGATTTTTGCATATTGTCCTGATCCGCTTGAAGGAGAAGAGCTCTGACCCACCACCAACCGACCAGTGCTGTCGATTCTCATCCGCTCGGTTGCATTTGTCCTAAAAGCTAGAGGCGTTGAAGATCCTTGAGCTTGAAGTATAAATTCTGAAGCTGTGTTATAAAGAGAGCCTTTTAGAGTGCCACCATCTTGAAACTCAAGATTTCCGCCAGTT